TTAAATCATGATCGGGATTTCATCTATATTTATGATGTGTCCGATATTATTGATTCTCTTTTTGGCAATTAAATATTTTTCAAAATGAGGATTTTCTAAGACTTTTGATGGAACATGATTATGTACTGTTCTGGCGATCATTTTATATAATTTAAAATCAGGATATCTCTCATCGCCATTATTTTTATAAAGGATATTTTTGTTATTGTCATCAATAATCCATTTTAATATGATTTTCTTAATAGGTGATTTCACTTTCTTTAAATCTTCCAATTCATCAATCAAAAAATCGAATAAACTGCATCCTAGCCTGCATAAATCAAAACTATAATTCGGTTCTAATGTCGCTTTATTAGAATTAAAATATGGTTCAAAATTATATTGGGAATTAGCATCGCCATCTTTATGATAACTATCACTGCAAATTAATTTCCCATTAAAATTGTAAATAGCTCTACCAAAATCGATAAGTTTGTAAATTTTCCCAAAGGTTGGAACCTTATAATGTCGATTGTTGAATTTATAGAAAATGAATTTCTTATCGGTATTATTATACATAATATTATTGGTATGTAAATCATTGTGAGTAAAATGGAATACTTTTTGGTATGTAATTAGAGAGAAAAGTATTTGAAGAACAATACTATCCCATTCATTGTCGCGAATTTTATTATTTACGATATAATCGTCTAATGTATTATGGCAATTCTCCAATACTATTAATTGAACTGGGAATTTATTAATATTAACAAAAATATCGCATTCACTACTAGATGATTCATTAGAACTTGATTCTGATTCCGATTCTGAGCCTGAATCTGCGTTAGGATCGTCGTCGCTTGTTTTACTGCTTCTTGAGGAACACGATGAACCGCTGTCATTTGTTATATTTTTCTTTTTTTTATTATTTTCTTTGCTGGATGTTGTTGTTCCTTCAGATGAAAGAGGAGGACTAGATAATCCGTCATCTACACCATCATCTTCTACACCATCATCTTCTACACCATCATCTTCTACACAATCATTTAGAGATTCGGTCGATGAATGATGCGCTGTTTCATAAATAATTTCTGTTTCATTAATATCCGTTGGTTCAGTTAATAAAGGTATAGGTTCTGTCGAGAGAGAAAGATCAAATATTTCATTGAGACAATTCAAATCGTTAATATTAGATAAATTTAGGCTGTCATCCGGCAATTCTTCGGTATCGTCAAATTTTATACTATTTTTATTTTTTTTTGTAGAATTGTTAAATAATTTCTCATAATTACCATTATCTATAGTATATATTTTATTACGATTACTATGAAATTCAGGACAATCATTTAAACCATCTATATCGTCTTCAATGTTGATGATAAAATTATTTTTAATTGCTAAAAAAGATCCATAGAAATCGATACCATTCATAAAATTATAATTATGTAGAAGAACACTAATTAAAAATGAAAAGAATCCATCAACATATGCTGAATTATTGGTATCTAGTAATTTTTGATGACAATTATTATTTTCTAATTTAGGTAAATTATAGAAATTATCACCAACAGTATATTTACTACTAATATATTTAATAGGATCAAGTAATGGACTAAATTTAATGAATATTGATTTCGAAAGAACATTATCGCATATATCATTTATTTCGGCATTAAATTTATTTTCTGTCGATTTTTCTGTAATAGTTTTTAAAGTATATCTGTTATTTAAATTTATGGAGTTATAATTCTTATTATTTAAATTGAAAAATCGATTATAAATTGGTATGTAATTTTGGACATTTTCAACATTCGGTATCTCACAATTGTCAAATGTTGAATTATTTTTTTTGTAAAAGAATTCCATTTTTTATATTAGAATAAATAATATCTTTTAAATTAAACTCAAAAGAATTGTTTATTGTTTATGTTTTATGTTTTATGTTTTGCGTATTCTCGTATTTATATTTTTTCTAAATATTTTATAATATAAATGACATTAGAATTGAAGAAATTCGATATGAAAAAAATCACATTTAAACCACAAGAAACCGATGGTCCAGTAATCGTTTTAATTGGTCGACGTGATACGGGTAAATCTTTCTTGGTTAGAGATCTATTGTATTACCATCAAGATATTCCGATAGGAACAGTGATTAGTGGGACTGAAGCTGGAAATGGATTTTATAGCTCCCATGTACCTAAATTGTTTATACATGATGAATATAATACTGCTATTATAGAAAATATATTAAAACGCCAACGAACGGTTCTCAAACAGATTCAGAAAGAAAAGGAAATGTATAGAAAATCCACAATCGACCCCAGAGCATTCGTTATTTTAGATGATTGTCTTTATGATGCTGGATGGACTAAAGATAAGATGATGAGACTCCTCTTCATGAATGGTAGGCATTGGAAGATCATGTTGGTCATCACAATGCAATATCCGTTAGGTATCCCACCTAACTTGCGAACAAATATTGATTATGTTTTTATTTTACGAGAGCCTTATATTTCGAATCGGCGGCGTATATATGATAATTATGCTGGAATGTTCCCCACATTCGAGAGCTTTTGTCAGGTCATGGATCAATGTACCGAGAATTATGAGTGCTTGGTAATTAACAATAATGCGAAATCCAATAAATTACAGGATCAAATATTCTGGTATAAGGCGGAACCCCATAAGGACTTCAAGCTGGGGTCAAAAGAGTTCTGGGAATTATCGAAAGATATACAGAGCGACGACGAAGATCAATATGATCCATCTACATCGGGAAATAAACGCGCGCCAAAGATCAATGTTAAGAAGAGCAAATGGTAAATGGTGGGGGATATATCCCCCATGCCCCCTTTTAATAATGTTTTGTTTTCATAAATATTCTTGTTAAATATGAAAACAAAGATTTAGTATAAATTGCTTTACCACTAGGGAAAGCGAAACAGCTCCTAATTTAGGAGGAACAAATAAAAAGCTATGTAATCTTTAAATATATTTTGAATCCGCTTTCATAAAACCGTTTTTAAAATATATAAACGCTTCTATAATTTTGTTTCAAAATTATAAAAACAAAAACAACTTAAAGATATGTCAATATTTATATTATAAATAATGGAAAACATTGATATTGTTGCGCTTATTACTAATAATCCTATTACAAAATTAACTGAAACACATAATAATATTTTATTAAATAAAGTAAAAGTTAATTTTACTGAATCACAACAACAATTATTTATAGGAAGTTTTTATACTTATTTAAATTATCATAAAACAGACGATTATATCGTGGATTTAGATAATATTTGGAAATGGTTAGGTTTTACAAATAAAGCAAATGCAAAAAAATTATTATTACAATATTTTTTACAAGATAAAGATTATAAAATTTTGCTTGATGCTAGCGTCAAGCAAAATGTTGCTCCTCATCATGGAGGAGCAAAAACGAAAGGTAGCGGTGGTCATAATATTCATAAATATTACTTAAATATCAAATGTTTCAAATCATTATGTTTAAAAGCAGGAACAAAACGAGCAGATGAAATTCATGAATATTATATTAAATTAGAAGAATTGATTCAAGAAGTATTAGAAGAAGAAGCAACTGAAATGAAAAATAAATTATTAATTAAAGACAATTTACTAAAAAATGCAGATCAGGATAAATTTAAAACAATAGAAAAAACGCTTGTCTCTCAATTCTCTGTAAATACAGAATGCGTTTATTTTGGAACTATTGATAACACAAATGAAAAGGGAGAGACATTAATTAAATTTGGTCATAGTAATAATCTTCCGCACAGGGTCCAGGATCATCATAAAACATACAATAACTTTATCCTTCGTGATGTATTTAAAGTCGGCAATAGACAAGAAATCGAAAATTTAATCAAGGCAAGCAGTAAGATCAAATGCCATCTGCGCACAATTGAAGTAAATGAAAAAAACAAAACAGAAATTATAGCATACGACGCAACAAATTTCACTATTAACAGGCTAACAAAATATATAAAAGATATTATATCAGAAAAGACCTATAGTATTGAAAATTTTAATAAATTAATTGAAGAAAATCAAAATATAAAAATAGAAATTGAGAGATTAAATATAGAAAATCATGATTTAAAACTTAATATTCAAGAATACGATGAAAAGATTGCAAAAATGCAGGAATCTCTCAATACTATAACTAAAGATTATGAAATTGATAATAATAATGACGATACACATGACAATACACATGACGATACATATGTAGAAAAAGACGAACTTACGCTTCTTTTCGATAAATTTATTAATGAATGTTGTCTAGTTCGCACCGATGTAGAAGTCGATTCATGTGATATTATTGCCCAATTCCGTATTTGGAATCAGATTAAACCCAAGAGAGAAACAAATGAGAGATTAAATAGATATTTGAGAACGCGTTTCTTAGCCACACGTTTAAATAATCAAGCAAAAGAACAATCGGTGCATGGTTTCAAAGGAGTAATGTTAAAATCGATTGAATATAAAAGAACTCAAATAAATGATCCAATTGAGACATTTATATTTGAAACATGCCGATTCTCTCCAAATAATCGAATTGCAACTAATACATTATATGAAGAATTTGTAAGATATAAAAATAAACTGGACTTAAACAATGATTCGGGCGATGAAAAATTGCTGAAAAAGTATTTGAATAGTTGTCCATATGTTTTGAGAGGTACTCTTCATATTCAAGGCGCAGATTGTACGCAAGAAGGATATTATGGCGTAGCATTGAAAACCGATAATCCAACAATTAGAAAAACTACTGATGTTAGCGGTAAACAAGTTCAAAAGGTCGATTCTATATCAGGATCAATATTAAATATGTGGTCTACTATTGCTAAGTCGGCATTACATGAAAATATTTCTGCTTCAAAGATGAGTAGAAATATTAAAAATAAGGTTATGTATGGAGGAATAGGAGATAATGGCGGATATCATTATGTATTGGCAAAATAATCGCATAATGATATTTAGTATTTGAAAGTATTTGAAAACAACTAACAAATAAAATATTTTAATATATTATTAATATGGTAAAAACTTTTCGAAGAAAATCGAGGAATTTTAGGAAATCGAGGAAAAGACCGATTCATAAAAGACGTTCGAGAAAACATGTAATGAAAAAACGTAAATCTACTCGTCGCTATAAAGGGGGGGGGCACTGGTTAGTTGATGCGCATACGAATAAGAAGGCGGCGGAAGCGGTGAAGGCGGAAGCTGAAGTTGATGTGACGTCGGTTGAGGCAGTGAAGGTGGGGGAGGCGACGGAACAAACCCATCAAAAAAATGTAGCTACATTTAAAAAATATTTGTTAAATGTTATTTATATTACTTTAAATAATAAAGGACTACAACTACTTTTAGAGATTTTTAACAAATTATATAGTGATCATATACTACATGTTACAACGAATAAGGAATCACGTATGTACGTGTGTGCTATAATTCATATTTTAGTAGGTAATTCTGTTGGTTTGGGTAATAAAGGATTTTATATTAACACATTACAAAATTTTAGAACTCAAATTGAAGAAATAAAAAAATATCTTTTCACCGGTAAATCGAATATACAATTGAAGGGTTTTGATATGTATTGCGATTATAATATATCTTATGCAATGAGTAATACGGAATTGGAATCAATACAAACTCTCCTATTTCAACCAATGCTGGAAGAGAGAATGGCGGTAGAACAAAAAATAGCTAAAAAACTAGCTATGGACCAGGATGAACAGAATACATTGAGGGCACAAGGGGCACGGGAGGCGGAGGACCGCTCGCAACCGTATAGTGCAGGGCAGGACGCGATGATAACTGGGAGGAGAGATGAAATTAAGGTGGGAGATTATGTTCCAGGTAAAACAAACAACAAGATCGCTGCGGAGGGGCGAGCACGCCGAGATCAGCAGTATGATGATACATACTGGGATGGTTTACTTAATTGGGTTGTACCCGATCGTGTGAAGAGATATTAATTATGAAAACAACTAACAAATATAAAATCTATAATATAAAATCAAATATTCCATCATCATCATAATATTCGCCTAAATACTCGAATAATTCCGTTTTATTTTCATGTTTTAATGGATCGCGTATGAATTAATAATTTATTATCTATTACCGTATGTTTCGCGCAATAAACCCATATCAAATGATGTATCTTCATCGTCTGATTGAGAACTGGATCGAGATCTAGAATTGGATCTTGAACGAGATCTAGAACGAGAATTACTTGATTCTTCAAACATATTTGGAAACATCATTCTTGCATAAGAATCATCTTCATCTTCATCTTCTTGTCCGCGATTACTATTATCAAATGGATCATGCTGATCATATTCCTCTTCTTCATCTAATATATCTTTAATAGTCTTTGCGTTAATAGGTCGTTTACAATTAGGACATTCTTTTTTTGTGTTTATCCATTGTTTAATACATGGTATATGAAAACAATGATTACATTCAAGTTTAAATGAATTAAACTTATTAAATGGCGTTTTAGCAAATTTTTTTAAGTCTTTATTTTTAAAATTTTGATCTATACAAATTGTACATGTTTTAGAAAAACATCCCCTATTTTTGCGATGTTTTTTTGTAATAAAATGGGAACGAGATCTAGAACGAGACAATGAACGATCCAATTTAGTAGGCCGTTGTTTATGATGTCCTTTCGCTGTTTTATTTCTATTCTTTTGTTTTGTTCGTTTTGTTCGTTTACGATGTTTTTGTTTTAAAGTTGCCATTATATATTTTAATTATATTTTAATTATATTTTAATTATATTTTAATTATGTTCGTTTTTTTCTTTTTATTCTTTTTGTTCGTTTTTTTCTTTTTGTTCGTTTAGATCGTTTTTTCCCAGCTAAAATTTGTATTATATCAAATATTTTTTTTTTTTCATTTTGTGATAAATTATCTAATATTATATCATCGGGTGAATCAATAAATTCATATTCTTCTTGAGGGATTTTACTAACAAATTTATTTAAATCTTTAAACGTATACCAACATTCGTATAATCCATCATTTATTTTTATAAACCCTTCATCGGTTAATGATTTATTTTTATAAAATGTTCCCCCACCCAAAAATAATACTTCTTCTTCGTCTTTATAATCTTTAATTTCAGACGCAGATAAAAATTTATTTATATCTATAACAGGAACATCTATAATATTTATTTTAATTACGCAACAGTTTCCATCTGAAAATTCATGTTGGGCGACATTTTTAGATTTGCTTGAAGAATACCAACATACTGATTTATTATTACATGAAAAAAAATCCTTTTAATCTATTTGGCCACGATATAGCGCGAGAGTTGTAGGCTTTTGTTCTGAACAAAATTTATAAATTTTACTATAAATTTCATCGGTCAACTTTGTTTGTTCGGTAATATAATTTATAAGATGTGATTTAATATCATTAAAATCGATTTTACTCATATATTATATATTATATATTATGTATATTAAATAATATTCAGATTATTATTTTAGATTTTTTGAATTTTGTTGGATTTACATTTCATTTCTTCTATTGATTTTTCTCGTTTTAATGGGTCTTTATAATCATATTCGCATTTATGATCTTCAGGAAATGTATGATGTGAACAAAATATTTTTCCACATCGACATTCTAAATTAGATATTCGTATTTTTTTATTACATGATATGAAGTGACATCTATTATTTGGTTTAATATAGTTATTATCTATTATGGTATTAGAAACATCTATGATTTTATTTTCTATAATTTTGTTTTTCATTATATTTCTTATTTATTAATATGTTTAATTTAATTTTTATTATAATTAAATTAAATATTTATTAATCAGTATTGTTTAATCAGTATTGTTTAATCAGTATGGTCATTAGGTGTATCGGTTAAACTGTTTTTGTCGTGTTCCTCTTCCTCTTCCTCCTCTTCGTGAATAGTATTTCGTTCTTTTTCACGTTTTAATAATTCACTTAATCCATGATCACTATTTTTATCCATTACAACATTATCTCCTTCAAATAATTCTTTTCTAATATCGGCACTGCTTATAGTCCCATCGGTGCTATTGTCTAAAATATTTTTTTCTATACTATTTGAAATACTGTTTGCACTAACTAATTCACCCTTTTCATTAATATCTTGAGTTAATTTATTTCCAGATATTCTTGCCTTTTCAATATTTTCTTTAATAGCATTTTCTTTAGTGTCTCTTACTCGTTTATCAAATAAATCTTTAGCAGTAGTTTCATTTTTTACTTTTTCTTGCATTATACCATTTAATTCTTCCTCTAGATATTCAACTCGTCCTGTTTTATATGCTTCGGGATGAAATGGAACCCATACGCCAACTGGTCCAACATAAACATCATGGTTTGGATCAAATTCTCGAATCATTTTACATCGTAATTCTGCCTCTTCCTGTGTAGCGAATGAACCACGAACCTTAATACCGCGAGTATTTGTTTGAAAATTATATATTTCATTGAATTCTGCCTGTAATTTATCATCGTGTTTTTCAATATATGTTTTATAGTCGTCTTCTACTGTTGAAAAAAATAACTTTTCCTTTTCTTCCTTCATAAATTCTTTGAAATCTTCGGTAATAATATCCTGTTTTAATTTATATTTAAAACTAATAAAGTTTAGGAATTGATCGAATTTTTCCATTGTTTTATTAAATTCAAATTGTTTTATAAATTTCTCAAAATAGAACATTTCCTTTTGTTTTAGTATTTTTTCAGGTGAAACAAATGATAAACAGACAAATTTTTGTCCAGCAATTGATTTATCCTCATCCAATAAATCGACATATTTTTCAGTATTCGAACTATTCATAATATATTCTAATTATAAAATTGATTTTAAGCTTTTTAATATGAAATTCTTTTATAAATTCTTTTATTAATTCTTTTATTAATTCTTTTATTAATTCTTTTATTAATTCTTTTATTAATTCTTTTATTAATTCTTTTATTAATTCTTTTATTAATTCTTTTATTAATTCTTTTATTAATTAATTTAATAAATTATTTTCTTTATTAATATTATAATGATGAATTTTGATATGGTTGAATTATTTAAACGTGCAGTTAAATATTTAGTAGAAGGTCTACTAGTAGCTATAGCTGCATATGCTATCCCACAGAAATCGTTGAAATTAGACGAAATCGCATTAATTGCTTTAACCGCGGCCGCGACATTTAGTATTTTAGACACATATGTTCCATCCATGGGTGTTAATGCTAGAACCGGCGCCGGTTTTGGAATAGGGGCCAATCTCGTCGGGTTCCCGGGAGGTTTATAAATTCATTTTATGATTTAATAACGTTAATATAATTCATATTTTATATCTCTATTTCGTATTTTACTTTAATTTTATCATTTAGACGCTCTAATTCAGCTTCTAAATTATAATTTGGCGGGAGAACCATTTTAACGTTTAACCGTATTCCTGTTGTTTCGCATCGTTTATCAAATATTAGATGTGGTTTTCCTCTGGAATCTGCTATTGAAATATATGGAGGGAGAGTTTTTTTTAGTTCTTTTTATTTAATATGATAAAATGAAAAGAACATATGCTTCTAATTGCTATACGCTAACCCTCCCATACCACTCATGATACGGAGAACATTGTAATTTGTGGCATAGACACGAACCTTCGCGGTGTTGGTACCCTGGACGGTAGCATTGGAGAGGACAAGCTGGAGTGTCGCGTTGTCAATGCGGGAGAAATTGCACGTGCCGCTGGGCTGGTGCTCCTCGGGTCTTAGCGAGAAAGAATAGACGTTAATACCAGTGGAGGGGTTGCGAGTGTGGTGCTGGTATGGCTGGACAAGATCGAAGTACGAGCCCTCGCGTTCCGAGAAACGGTCCTGACCATTGAGGAGAAGTTTGGCGCATACGACGGGATTCTCACCCCAGCAATGCATGTTGAGGGCAGTTTCGGCGAGGACGAATGTGCCGGCATCCGAGACACCAGAATCATTATTTGTTCCAGGAAGAGCATATGAAGCAGAATCTGCAAACGTTTCAACATCACCCGCAAGTGAATCCTGGAATAATCCAGACGCATCAATGAAAGCAACATTGGAAGAAACGAATTGTTTATGGTGAACTGGATCCCACCATTCTCCACCTACCGATGCGCCACCTGTAAGAGATAACTGTGAACCGAATGCCATGTGAGCATTGGGAAGAGCATCAACCGCATCAGTGTAATTGAAAGGTTGGGCACCTAACAGAAGATTCAATTGAGAACCACACGAGAGCGACGAACAATAATCAACATTGGAGTCGGGCTGGACAACCCAGATTAATTCCTTGCATGGATGATTGAAATTGAGCTTGATTTTATTGGACGACGAACCAACCGATTCATCGCCGGTGAATTGAAGCTGTTCAATGAGATATTCGTGGGGGTTGGACGCCATGCGTCTGCGCTCTTCAGTGTCTAAGAAGACATAGTCAACGTAGAGCGAAGCAGCCGCTAAAGACTGTTTGTACGCAGTTGCAGCTTTGCACGCTGAACCCGAACCACCTGTTAAACTGTTTACCGCCCACAAGCACTCGTCTAATGGGGAAATATCAATGTTGATCTTAACTTCGTGGTACTGAAGAGCAATCAGGGGAAGAGCTAAACCTGGATTGCGGCAGAACCAGAACTGAAGGGGGACATATAAGAACGATTCAGGTAGAGCATTACGGGGAGCACATACCTGGCGAGGACCATTTGAGTCACATGGGCCATCAACAGATGCAAAATTGGGATCGGTAATGTATGTTAACTGAGTGGTCTGGCCAACCATCTTGTTATGGGCTTTTTCTTGTTCAGTTGAAAGAGTTAATTCATTCCAAATGTGCATCCAATCTCCGTATTGGCGATCAATGCGCTGACCACCAATTTCTACCTCGACCTGATTAATTAACTGTTCTCCTGGGAAATCTAACCATCTAGCATATTTAGCCATCTCTTGATTAATTTCAGGAAGAACAACCTGTAAATATGTGCGGTATGCTAAATCTCCATTACGCGAAATGGTGCAAGTAACACGGCGACCGAAATCAGCTTGACCATTGAATGTCTGCTCAATAGATTCCATAGCAAAATTGGTGTACCGTCTGTATGTTACCTTCCAGAAAGTGATCTGGGGGTTAGATGTGAGATACACATCCTGGGCCCCGTAAGCGACTAATTGCATTAAACCTCCACCCATTTTATAATACTACTAAAGAAAAAAATTTTACAAATTGTATTTAATTAATTTAATTAATTAATTAAATAAATTATTAATTATATAAAATTAATAATTTATATAAAATGTTAGCATATTACAATATACTGTATATAATTAAACAATATTAACAAAAAATCCTAAATTAAACAATTAAATTAAACAATTAAATTAAACAATTAAATTAAACAATTAAATTAAACAATTAAATTATATATAAATCTCTAAATCTCTAAATCTCTAAATTCCTAAATCTCTAAATCTCTAAATCTCTAAATTCCTAAATCTCTAAATTCCTAAATCTCTAAATTCCTAAATCTCTAAATCTCTAAATCTCTAAATTCCTAAATCTCTAAATCCCTAAATCCCTAAATCCCTAAATCCCTAAATCCCTAAATCTCTAAATCTGAAATCTCTAAATCTCTAAATCTCGAATTCTCGAAATCTCTAAATCTCTAAATCTCGAATTCTCGAAATCTCGAAATCTCGAAATCTCTAAAACATAATTCATTCCTAAAATATTAAACAAATTATTTTATTATAATTATATATGCCATTAGTTAAAATTAAAATACAAAATCAGAATTTAACGACTATTGATAATCAACATAATAAAATTTTAAATATAATCGATAACGATGAACAATTAATACCTAAATACATTGAACAAAAAAGAACTACTAAAAATTTATTAAAAAATGAAAAAAATATCGAAAAAAAATTAGAATTACAAGACCAATTAAACTCCTTAAATGAACAAATTAATATATTAAAAAATAAAAAAAAGAATTATTTACTAAATAATTCTAAATATATTTTTGAATATTTTGAAAAAAAAAAAGAGATTGTTAATATGAACAACAATAAACAAGATATGCAATATTTTTTCAACAATGAAAATCATGAACAAATCGATACAAAAAATTCAGCTATTACTAAATATTTAAACAATATAACAAAATATATAGATCTAAATAATTATTATATAAATAATTATAATTGCCCATATTGTAAGAATGGCGAATTTATATTTAACGAAACCGAAGGATCACTAATTTGTAATAATTGTTACAAAACCAATAAATATTATATAGAAAATGATAAACCCAGTTATAGAGAACCCCCTAAAGAAGTTTGTTTTTATGCATATAAAAGAATAAATCATTTGAGAGAAATATTGGCACAATTTCAAGCTAAAGAAACAACTTTAATACCATATGAAGTCATAGATTCAATAAAGAATCAAATTAAAAAAGAGAGAATTGATTTATCCGAACTTACAAATAAAAAAACAAAAGAAATTCTAAAAAATTTAAAATATAATAAATATTATGAGCATATACCATATATTAAAGAAAAATTAGGCATTAAACCACCAACAATGACTCAAGAATTAGAAGAGAAATTATGTAATTTATTTATAGAAATTCAGATACCTTATTCTAAATATTGTCCAAAAGATAGGGTTAATTTTTTAAATTATTATTATACTATTTATAAATTATGTGAATTATTGGGAGAAAAACAATTTTTGCCTTATTTTCCTATGTTAAAAGATCGCGAAAAAAGAATGGAACAAGATAGCATTTGGAAAAACATTTGTAAAGAATTGAATTGGGAATTTATTCCTACCATCTGAGTAGTAGGGGATTAATCCCCTATGACCCCTTTTTTAAGGGGGATAGTTATCCCATATGACTCCTCATAAATTACATTTGTAAATGACTATTGACTTTTGTAGGTAACCCATGTCCGAAAACCACCATATAGACAAGAACTAACGCTGAAATTAAAACACTACGTGTTTCTGCTACATCTTTATTTTGCTTTAATCCAAAAACCATTAAGGCATAAGCTACTAATCCAATAATTACCGAATGTACAACCATCATTAACGATCTCTCCATTTTATATTATATAAATATAATAATTTTATTAAATATAATAATTTGAATATTTATATAATAATTTTAGTTTTTATCAATGTCTATCGATTGTTATAATTGATAGTAGATAATCGATAAGTTAGTCTACGTAATTCTTCTATTCGGGCTTTCATATTTTCAATATCTTTGGCCCAGTTTTGATGTGATTCGGAACGTTTGCTTCCTCTGGTTCGTCGAGCTGGCCCATCTTGTCGTAAACTATCAATTTCTAGTAATCTATCTTCTAGTTCTTTTATTTCTTTTTTTGATTTACGCATAATTTCTAAATTATCAGTCCTTATTTTTTGTTTTCGTATTTCCTTTTCTTTATGCCATTTTCTATAATCAGCCATTGTAATCGCCCTTTTAACAGATGTTTTTGGCACATCAGACATAATATTTTGCACTATTCCGGGTTCATACATACCCATAACTTCTAATTTTTGTTTCAATAAAAATGGAACTTCGTCTTCTTTGCCTCTTCCTCGTTTGGCTCTTTTTCTGACAGTCAAATTTTTTGGTAATCTCTTCTTTTGTAATGTTTTCCTTTTTTTATGCATTTATATTATATGAATATAATATAAATATAATATAATTTAAATTCTTCATGATTCTTTTGGAATGTTTGTTTAAAATCCCGGCTCATTAGTAAATACATTTGGTACATCTTTAATATTTTCGAAGATATTGTTTATTTTAAATTGTTCCAATAAAAATCCACCAATAATACTCGATAAAAATACAACAACCGTATTTTTGAATATTTCTTTAACTGGTGTGGTTTCTTTATTGATAAATCTCATTTCAATAAATTTTATAATAAAATATATAACACTAATAACAACACTTGTTAAAATATAATTATTCATAATATTAAATTAGTATTAATAATTATATCTATTTTAAACGAATTTAGCTGATATTATAGAGAATTATATTAATTCCTCAATATCTAATTTAATATCCGGTTCAGTATCTAATGTATTGATATCCAATATTTCTAAACTATTTGTTAAATCATTATCTTCTATTTTTAAAGTAGTAGAAGTGTCTTCTTTTTCTAATATTGGTGGTGATATTATGGTTTTTTCCCCCGAATCGTTTGTTTGTTCTGATGGTGATAAAGATTTATCTGTAGATAATTCTAAATTGGTTGTATTAACATTCATATCTTCTAGAGATTTATTCATTTTCAACAATAAATCTTTGTCACCAGAAGAAGCTACATCTGCAATTTCTGTACTATCTTCAGTTGATAGTTGTTCTAATGGTTTATCACTATCTTTCTCTCTTTCTTTCTCTCGTTCTTTTTCTTTTTCTAATTTTAAATTTTCCTCCATTTGTTCTTTATCAACAATTGTTTCGCGTTTTTCTTCAACCACAACGTCAGTCTCTTCTGTTTCATCTAAATATGCTTTTAATAGATCTTCGACTGGAATGTTTTCTCTAACAGTATTTAATATAATCTCTTTAATTATAATTTCTAATTCTCTGTTATTTTTTTGAATTTGCAATGGTGGAATGTCTTTTTCAAATAAATATATGTTTAAATACATTTTGCGAGCGGCATTTATATAAATCTTATGAATAAAGCTAGATAAATTCGGAATTTGAATATTGATTTTTCTCTGTTTAATTCCTGCTCTGCATGCTGTTAAAGCTTTCAATTGAATTATATGAACACAACTAATTAAATCTTCAATGTAATTACAATTACTACTTTTAACAATACGTTCTTGTTCAATGTCTAGAGTTGCTTGCCCCCATTTTGGAATGTTTATTAATAGATTTTGAAAAGTCATTAAATATTTGCTTTCTTCATCGTTATCTGTACACATTATGAGTGCTTCATTGTAAATGGATTTTAATCCTGTTATTATACATGGTGTAAACACATTGGTCAATCTAATACACCATTCATTTTTCGATTCTGTTAAAGTATTTATATCATAATCATCCATTGGCTTTAAAAATTCTTTATATTTTTAAATCATAATTATAACGAAAATATATATAATTTAATAAAAAAAACATTTCTAACTTTTCATTTCTAAATTCTTTGTCAATATTTTCAAATATTGTTAGTAATTTATATTTATTAAAATTATAATTTGGTTCATATATGTCTGGGTCTGGTGTGGTATGTTCAATATATTTTGTTATATCTATACTCGAATAGCATTTGTTATATAATTCATTACATAATTCAATAATAGAATTATAATTGTCGACTTTTATAGATTCTATATGTTTTTTTAAATAATTAATTTTATAATAATTTACCTGTTCATTTTTAATTAATTTATAATAATTGGTTAATCGATTTGTAGATATTGGGTTTATTATATATATTGAACAAAATCTCGATATGATTGGTTTTATTAATTTTTCATAATTGTTAACCACAATGAAAAATCGGGTTGTTTTATTGTATAATTCTATTAATCTTCTTAACGCTGATTGAGCATCTATTGTTAAATAATCAGCATTCATTAATAAAACACATTTTATATTTGTCGAATTACTTTTTGTAATTATTGAATTGGAGAATAATTTGAGATCTTCTCTTATAAATTTTATATTACCCTTTCCATGACAACAATTGATTATTAATGTATTATTTTTTATACTATTATCATCAAAATCAAATATTTTATTGATGAAATATTTTAATATATATTTTTTTCCGACACCATTATCGCCATAAAATATCATATTTGGAATTTGATTCTTTTCTAAAAAATAGTTTAGCCTATCGATAACCTTTTTATGATTATTATTAAAATAATGATGTGAATCATATGTGAAAAAGTCCTTGTTTTTTGAAAAATCATGATTTTTATTTATACTTGTTGACATTAATATGCGATATAAATTATTATATTAAGAATTATTTATATCGAGATTAGTTATATTTGTTTAATTTAGTGGAGCGATCTTCTAGATCTTCTGGATTTTCGCTTTTTATTAGATTTTCTCTTTCTATGAGATTTTCTCTTTCTATGAGATTTTCTAGATTTTCTAGATCCACCATCAACTGATAATCTATCGGTTAAAGATTTAATTTTAAAAAAGGCGTTTATTTCAGATGATAATGTTTCAGCATCATTTTTGTTATTTAAAAATTGTTCTAATATTGAGTTTTTTTTGAGGTTTACTTTATAGTCATCACTTTTCTTAAAGAGAAACATATTTATGATGTTTGTACGTCCCATTGGCTTAATTTTTTTTTTCTGCATTAATTCCCTATTTTCAGGTGATATTAATGAATATGGTTTATTTCCCTCCTCCACTCTAGCCTCTACCATCCCCGATATCTCCGCTTTTTCCAATTTCTCATCGGATGCACCCATATCGGGCATTTTCTGACCCTGTTTTTGTAATTCCAAACGTGTCTCTTCCGCAAGATTTTGATTGACGACTTCATCGTACGTACTGGCGCCTGAACCTATACCCTGCCCATGAAACATTGGATTTCCTTCACCACCATCAAAAAACAACTTACCCATATATATATATATATATATATATATTATAATAAATCCTAAATTATAATAAATCCTAAATTAATGCCAGAATCTTATGCGCAACTATTCAAACTCTGTGTATATGGATTACTCTTGAACGCATTCAACAAAGAAGGATCTAACCGATTGTTGCTTTGTTCGGGATATGTGAATGGCACCGATTGTTGTGATCCACGGAATTCTTGAGAAGGAACGCCAGCAGGCATATTTGATGGCATCCACATTCGATTATTCTCTCGATCACAATCTTGTTTGTCTGTAGTTACATTAATATTCGGATTGTGTCGTTGTGTATTTCCATGATTAATCCGACTTTCATATGATTTATTAACATTATCAGTTCCGAAGTGTTTACCTGTATTATTTCGTGTAGCACTAATTTGCGATTTACCCCCACCAACATAACTTGTACTAGTAGTATCTCTGTGATTCTGGACTGGTGTATGCTTATTTGAACGATATCCATCCCCTGCCTGTTTTTCTACATTTAAATAATTCATCCCCATCCGATCACCTGTCATCTCTCTAATAGTTGTTTTTGGTTTACTTTTTTGATCACTTACATAATTACCACGATTACTGGTTTGCACATTACCCTTTTCTCTCAAATTCCCGACTACATTCTCTTTGCGTGATGGACGCAACATATCGTTTATCGGTGCCATAATTGCACTGACAACTCCACTAACCCCTCCAAATTCTAATTGATTTTGGGTTGTCGATCGATTATTCGGTAAATTGTTAAAACTGTCGATACCATGATCATTTTTATTGGCCTGATTATGTCGTGTCATTTTTGGATTTTTTATAGCAAGTGGTCCAAGCTCTTGGCATTTACTATCCTCATAATTATGTTCAACATATGTTGCTTCTCCTGTACCAGCCCTACTCGACCCATAATATTCTGTGCATGTTTTTGGTCTATGTTCTTCTTTTAATATATTTTCACTTCTATTAGTTTGGCCTTTTTCTAAACCTGTTGTTGTAAACCATCTTTCAGGACCAGATTGGAAAAATTTCTCTGGCAAATGCTTTTCTACTTTACCATGTATTCCCATATTTTGAACCATACTTTGGCCTGGACCCTGGGGATTATTATATTGATAACTTACTTTGGGATTTTCAGATATTCTTAAATCATCTACTGATTTTGGCATATGAATATCGCGCGATACTAATGCAGAGTTAAATCCTCCGTCGCCATCAGTAGTATATCCCAACCCTAAACCGGGTGCTACTCTCTGTTGTTCCCATAATGTTACATTATTCATTGCGTTTGATTCATTTACTCTTGACTGAAAAAAATCACTATTATTTGGTGCTCCATGTTGCCAATTCATATTTTCTTCCGGTTTAAATAGAGGGGCCGTCTCTTCCTTTGTAAAATGTTGGCTTCCGGTTCCTTGTTTATGATCTAAAATTGCTTCCGTTAAATTAGAATCAGCTGTTGCCCCACGTATTTTTGCACCAAAATACGGAACCATATTATTGTGTTTAAAATTAGATTTATCCATTTTATCACCGGTTAAACTCTGAATTGTATTATTGTAATTATTTCCTATACCTCCGCCTGCCGTTTGTTGTTGGCTTACTCCAACATAATTATTACTATCAAAGAATTTGTCAGTATAAGTGCTCGATCCCTGCGCAGTCTTTGCAAAACTTTGATTTAGTGTCTGTTGAGAAGTTGGTTGTTGTGGTCCACTCGAAATAACTGCGGGAACAATAATTGGTTGCTGCGCTACATTTGCTGATGGTGATAAATTGGCAAAACCTTCAAATCTGTTGTTTTTATCGTTTTTATTATAGGCTTTAATTGTATTTTGTTTATTTTGTTTATTTTTATCTTGATTTGAGAGAATGAATAATCCACCTAATGCTATTAATGGTATTGCTATTTCGGCCATTTATATATAATTAATATAAATATTTAATTATATATTATTTAACATTACTAAATACTAATTCATTATCGAGAATTTTGCAAAATAGGCGGAAGGATTTAATTACATTTATTGTTGGTGAAATCATCTTTTTCAGTAATTCTCGAATAAACATTTGATGCAAATGGAATTTCGGTATATTTTTGAGGATCATAAAATAAATAATCCCATTTTGCCTGTTCATTCACTCTTATATTCCACGCGGGCATCATCGCCCTAGGTTGTTCGGTATACATACCATACTTCGGATAATCGATTTTCCGGCTATTGGGCTCATAATTCTTATAATTATTTTCTTTAACACAATCACGATTTAATGGGCGGTTTAATCCTCTAAAGCTGTTTTCTATCTCTATTACATTTGTTTGTAAATTTCCTCCCCATTTTTGTAATCTTATATGGGGATCTTCCATATAATATGGTGTCAAGCCATTACCTGGAACATTCATAATGTATTTACCTTGATTGGTGGATTCTTCTAATTGTTTGGCTATTCTGCATGGGTCATCATGAAATCTTGTAAATGACATCTGTATTTAATATTATTTTATATTTTATTTTTCGTTTTCATTTTAATTGTTAATAGTTAATAAATTTAATAATTACAAAAATTGATTAAAGTTTTCACATCATATATAAATATATAGTTTATATTATAATGCCATTAATCATCAGCTTAGAAGGTAATATTGGTTCTGGGAAATCGACTCTTATGGAATACCTAAAAGAGAATTATTCATTTGGTACATATAAAATAACATTTATTGATGAACCGGTTGATATGTGGAATACTTTTATTGATCCGGAAACAAATGAAACAGTAATAGAAAAATATTATAAAGATCAGAAAAAGTATGCGTTTTCATTTCAAATGATGGCATATATTAGTAGGTTATCTGCCATTCGCAAAGCACTAAAGGGCGATTATGATATAATCTTTACAGAAAGAAGTGTTTATACCGATCGCAATGTATTTGCTAAAATGTTGTATGATTCGGGTATGATTGAGGAAATCAATTACAAAATTTATTTGAAATGGTTTGATGAATTTTTAGATGATATACAAAATATCAAATTAGTTTATATCAAAACCACACCCGAAGTAGCATATAGTCGTGTTGTTAAGAGAAATCGTCAGGGTGAGACAATTCCATTAGAATATTTGACACAATGTAATGATTATCATGATGCATGGATAGATAGTGTGAATACAGATGATAAATTAATTGTAGATGGCAATACTGATAATATGGATACTCAATTTTATATGGGTATTGCAAATGATATCGGGATACTTTTAATACTTTTAGAAAAGATACTTTAAGAAAAAGTATCACAAAAATAAATACTTTTAGAAAAAGTATCTCAAAAATAAATACTTTTAGAAAAAGTATCTCAAAAATTTAAAATTGAATATTAAAATACTTTCTGAAAAAAGAACACTTTTAGAAAAAGTATCACAAAAAAAATCATGTATAAATTACAATTCGATGGAGCAAGCAAGGGAAACCCTGGTATTTGTGGTGCAGGATTTGTAATTTATAGAGATAATACAACAATAGAACGTGGATATGCAATGATGTCTTTAAAAAATACCAATAATTTTGCTGAATATAGTGCCCTATTATTAGGGATAAAGAAAGTAATTGAATTAGAAATAAAGGATATAATTGTAGAGGGGGATAGTGAGTTAATCATTAAACAACTTAACAAAGTATATGATGTTAAATCGCCTAATTTATTACCTATATATGATGAAATTATCGAAGAATTAATGTTTTTCGATAGTTTCAAATTTAAACATATTAAGAGGGAAAAGAATGTACTTGCTGATAAATTAGCAAACCACGCAATAAAAGAATATTATAAGAATAAAGAGTAAAAACTATCTGGTCCGCGTCTGATTTCGTTTACGAGTCCGTTTTCGCTTCCTCTTCCTCTTCTTCCTCTTCTTACTCAATTTTAAATTTTTTAAACCTTCTGCATATTTATCCAAATTTTTTCTACTAAATAATACATGTCGTCCATCTTCATCGTCAATTAAGTCTTCATCCAATAATTCAGTATAGAATTTATCAAAATGTCTAAATGTATTTTTTGCTTTAACAAGATCAATATAATATCCATTTGGTTTTAAATTATGATTTATTAAATGAATAAAATGTTCTGGTTTTATTGCCCAAACAACTCCTTCAAGCATTGGACAAGCCTCATTTATAATTACATCAAATTTAACATTTAATACATTATTAAAATCATCAATAGATAATTCTTTCAAATCAGTATTAATTATTTTAGATGAAACTATTTCAAAATCATAATCTTTATCTGAAACCCTTTTGTTTTTTTCAATAAAGTTTTTTTTATCATCTATTTTAATAAATGTTGTTTTTAAATTAGATACGGTATCTAATGTGTCGCCTAAATATACCATATTTAAATAATGCCATTTTTTTTCTTTTAAATTAAAAAATTTCTGTAAAATTTTCAACCCTTTAAAATTTGAACTTGTGGTTCTATCTGCACATAAAATAAGTACATTTTTTACATTATCGAAATGATTTTTTTTTATACTTCTTATACTAGACATATAGTATATAAAAATATTTTATTCTATATTTTATTCTATATTTTTATATTTTCAATATTTTCAATATTTAGACTACAATATCTATTTGAGACAATCGATTATAACATTGTTGTTCGCGTATATCGCTGTTAAAAATTTGTATTGGATTTTTAATTATCGTATTATTTATGCGATTATATTGAAGATTAGCCAATCCATCGGTCATGTTATTTACTTTATGTAAATTATATTCAGATCTATCGTAAATAATATTATATATAGTTTTAACAATATCGGATTTTTCTATGGAAGTATATAAATCTACCAAATAACAAGAATCATATTTTTTATACATATAAATTGTGAAACTGATTGTGTCGATAAGGATGAATGTTCCTATAAAATAATAAAACATCATCAATACCAAATTTATTGTTATATATCTAATTGGTTTTTGTGAATTTTTATTATTTTATTTTTATTTTCATTTATTTTATTTTCATTTATTTTATTTTCATTTATTTTATTTTCATTTATTTTAATATTATAATATTATATAGAATGGCAAAATTGAATAAATTTACAAAATTTATAACCGTTGAATTATTAATAATTGTTTTATTGCTAATTTTTATTTCAATATTTAATCATTATACAAAATCCCAATATTTGATTGAAGGATTTTGGGAACGGGACGAAGTAGTAGAAACTACAGGTGCTGGTGGCGATCATAAATTGACATTGTTTTATGCCGATTGGTGCGGTCACTGTAAAACCATGAAACCTGAATGGGATAAATTTAAAAACGGCAAATATGGTAAACATTGTAAAGATTATGAAAGTAAAGAAATAACATCAGAAATGTCGGAAAAATATGGGGTTAAAGGATATCCGACAATTCTTTTATTAAAAGAAGATGTAGTAGTTACAAAATACGAGGGAGGACGAGATGTTGGAAGTTTTGAAGAGTTTATAAAAGAATATATTGTTGTATAAAAATATTAAAACCTCAATTCTAAAAATCGACCCTTTATATGATCTTGTCGTAATGAATCTAATGTATCGCCTTTATATTTTAAAATATCTGATATGCGTGTAGTTGTAGGGAATTCATTCGCTCCATAAATATCCTGCATTAATAACCATTCAAACAAACCGCCAATATAAATATAAATATTTTTAAAACCTAATTGCGTTAATTGATCATATTTTTTAATTAATTTATTATCAGTGCAATTCTCTCCATATATAATTATTTTTATAGATTTATTGGTATGAATATATTTATTAATACATTCAATTTCTTCATTTGGTAACAGTGTATTTTTTATTAAACAATCCTGACTGTTGCTGTCTAATGTATTAATAATAATTAAATTATTATTAATAGCGTATTGCATATCTTTAAAATTAATTTTATTTATTGATAAATTTGATCCCATATAATAATTTATACATAATCTTTTAACTTTTTTAACTTTTTTAAACTTTAAACAAACTTTAAAACCTTGAAATTTAAAATAGGACAATATACTTTATTAAATTATCTCTTTTTTGTTTCATTTTTCGGTATGTTTAATCTCGCAATAAAACGTTTATATGCTTTTGTTTTTTTATGTTCCCTTCTTCTTTTTGCTCTGTCTAAACTACGATTTTGTCGTTTTTCTTTGTCTTTTTTATATGTTTTAGATTTAAGGTATTTCTGTTTAATTTTTTTATATTTTTCATTAGTTTCTTTGCATAATTTATTTTTCTTACACGGATAAGAAGCTCCTCCCCCAGGAGAACACCAACATTCAACTGGTCCTAATTTTTCTAAAGATTCTATTTCTTTATTAATATCAAAAACCATATTATATATATTAATATAATTTAAAAATATAATAATAATTATTATAATTATCATAATATTTTACAATGAATAAATATTATACAATGAATAAATATGTTACCATATCAGGCATTATTACTATATCGCGTTTATTACAAATATATAATTTATGGGACTTAATGATTCCATTGCTAACTGTTCCGGCAATAGACACTGTATTAACTAAAACATTTGGATCGAAATCAAGATGGTTTCAACTTCATTCAGCAATAAATGGTATAATCGTTTGCATAATTTGGAAAGATGTAATGGATCTTTTTTATAATCCGTTATTAAATGTTAGAGTATTAGATACCAAAATAGATAGTTATTTTGTTATAGTATTACATATTTATCATCTATTTATTGTAAAACAATTATCATTGATGGATTATTTTCATCATATTTTATTTATTGGAACAGGTGTTATACCATCTGTTTTATATTATAATCTTAATCTATTACGACTTGCGTGGTTTTCGTCATGTGGGTTACCTGGATGTATCGAATATTTCACGTTATCGCTTGTTAAACATGATTTAATGTGTCCAATAAAACAAAAAAGATATAATTCATATATATATAATTATATTCGATATCCAATTACAATATATGGGCCATCCATTACATATATAATATATATAAATAATATATTACATGAAAGAAATATATCGGTAAAAATCAATGTATTTATGGTATCATATTTTAATTTATTATTGTTTTTTAATGGTGCCTTTTATAATAAAATAACTATTGAAAATTATATTTTGCATAAATATAAGAAAAATAATAGTTTTAATAATCTAAATGGATATCATTCTTGAAGATAAATATATCATTCTTTGACTTGTATAATATCTTCTGTATAAATAATGCGTTTTTTTATTTTCTTTTTCTTTTCTGGTTTAAGTTCTGAAATATCTATATTATGTGTACATATTAAATGATATTCGTCAAATAATATATTTTTTAAATAGTTATATATAACGTTTAAAATTGGCTCATTGCATTTACCAACCATAAGAATACTACCAGTTCTAAATATCATAAATGATACTTTTATGTAATTTTCTTTATATATAGATGGTTGTATACCTGTTTGTTCATATGTTGGATCATTGATATTATAATAAAACCGAGATTGGATACCTGGATATGAGCACGGGTCATAGCAACTATTAATATTATATTTATTTCTTAATATATAGTATAGTTTTTCTCTATTAATATAAAATCCACAATTAAAATTACTATTTATTAATACATTTTCTACTTTATCTTTTAAATAATCTAGATCATTATAATTAGATATATTACTAATTATACTAATCATTTTGTCTAAAATCATGTATAAAACATGATCTTCTTTTATTCCTGGTATTTCTAATTTTCCAGTATTGAAAATTTTGATATGAAATTCTTTAAATTCTTCGTTAATTAATATACGTAAAACAAGTACAAAACAATTGTAAAATGCACTTTTTTCCTTACATCTTGTATTAATAATATCTTTTTTATTAATTCCTATACTTACTTTTCTCGTATCCTTAAATTTATTTTTTCCAGTCGGATTGTCTATGGTTTGAATAATATATGTTTTATGAAAATAATATGTTGCCAATTTAGCATTTAATATATCTATCTCTTCTTTCTCAAAAGATTGTATTTTTATTTGTTTTTTTATAAATCCTTCTTCTTGTACATGATATTGTATAATTGGAATTCTCCAAAATAAATCTTTTAAATCTACACAGTTATTTAGGAATGATATTTTGGTTTTTGTGGATATATAAATATTACTACATTTAGGAATATTTGATAACTTTAAATTGACATTGTGAATATCTGTATTATCTGTATTATCTCTATTATCTGTATTATCTGTATTATCTCTATTATCTGTATTATCTGTATTATCTGTATTATCTGTATTATCTGTATTATCTCTATTATCTCTATTATCTCTATTATCTCTATTATCTGTATTAATAAAATTATACCATTCGCAATTTATTGATTCAACCATGATATTAAATTATTTATTGAAATATCTTTTAATAAATATATTTCAATTATTTTCTAAACTATATTTAAAAATGCTTTCTGTTAAGAATAATAAAAATATAGTAAAAGTATCAGAACCTATAAATATTATCAATCGATCTAGTACATGTAATAATAACAATTATTACAACAAAAAAACTATTATTATAAATAATACAGACGATTTTGGTGATGAAAAATCTGATAATAAAAATGAGATATCAGATTACAAATTAGATTTTAATAAATTTGATCCAAGCAAATTCTCTCCTCCGAATGATTGGACATTACGATTACAAACGCGATTAAAAAAATACAATGATACAAATAATATGGCAACTTCTAATGCAAATAAGTATACAAATTATTTTTTTGATAATAAATAAAATAAGTAATAAATATTATATTTGTTATACACATTATTATAAATATATTTAAAATCTAATATATTTCTTTCATTCATCGAATATTTTTTATTTATAAGTAAAAAATATATATAATTTTTTATTAATATCTTGTAGTCAATTAATAAATAATTACTATAATCTAATAATTTTTTATTAAAATGATAAAAATCGTCGTTTATATGAATATTATAAATTTTTTCTAACATAATATCTGTTATAGTTTCTATTTTTTTATTACTACTATTATTTTGTATATAATTAATCATACTTCTAATATCCGATTTATAAAATTTTTGTATATTTTTAATATCTTCAATAGTTAATGAAAGATTCTCATTTTGAATGATCAATTTTAAAAATTGAATAATAATATCTTGGGGTAATTCATTAAATCTTACCAATATTAATTCTGTTATTAATGATTGGTCTATTTTACTGATATAATTACATATTAAACAATATCTAACATTCTCGACATTCATTTGTATTAAACTTTTTAATGCTATTTGAGCATTTTTTGTCATATAATCTACTTCATCTAAAATGACAAATTTTATTCCTTTCGTAAATAAATTTTTACTATTAACAAATGAATTAATATTGTTTCGTATAATATCGATGCCTCTGTCATCAGATGCATTTAGATGCATAATCAAACTATTATCTTTTTGATTATTAATTTCTTGATATTTTTTAATTATATTTATTATAGTTGTAGTTTTACCAGTACCAGGTGGACCATACAAAATTAAATTTGGGAATATATCTTTTTTTAATATTTGATTTAAAAAATTCTTATTTTCATCACTTAATATTATTTTATCAAAATTGTCCGGTCTATATTTTTCAACCCATGGAATAGAATTGCTCATATTACGATTAATATTATTATATTAAATATTTTTAATATAATATTCTTCTTTGTTATTAATTTGTTATTAATTTGTATAATTTTGAATTTTTCGGATATTCAGACAGTTAATATTTATATAAATCACAATAATCATAATATGGATCATTTATTCCCCGAACATATAAATAATAATCAAAATCGCGATCATAATTGTGTACATTATTTTTCCAAGATATTCCATATTTATTATAAAACATTTTATACGCGTTTCGTTGAATAATTGATATCGATCGATATTGAAGAATTAAATTTTGCATATCATCTGATAAACCATCCCACAATGATGGCAATGTCTGGTCCATTGTTAATTTATTCTATTTGTATTTGTTGTTTTATATTTAAATAAATTATAAAAATATTTAAATAAATTATATTATTAAAGGAGGAAAATTTATAACATCTTCTCCATCTACAATTTCATAACAACTATTCCATATAAATATAGTGCTGTAATTGTTGAATAAATACATATATTTGTTAAACATTTAACTCGAACACTATATTTATCCCATTGATATGGTAATTGTATAACTTTGGATAGAGCCTTACCAATAGTGAACAATAATAATGCGATATGAATGGAAGTATGATGATATAAACTCATAATCGCATGATAAACTAAAACTAATACTGCACCCACATCACATGCAGCCCCAATATTATATAACATTTGACTCATTGATGAATCCGATGAAAGCATATTCGATTTTTTAGAATTATTAGATTTCTTTAAACTTTTTGTCAT